GAAGAACTCTGGAAAGAATCACAGAACCCAGAATTCGCCCAATTTTAAAGGAGAAGAAAATATGAAGATATTTTTAATATCATTATCAATGATTGTTATGTATGGATTGGCTGGAAGTGAGGATATAGCCGACAAAACAAGACAGTCTGAGATATGTCACCAAATGAACCAATTGTTTATCAATACTAATGGGGAACTGGGTTGGCCTGTGGAGGTTTGCAAATGACAACCTTATATCATGAAGGTAAGCCAATTCAATCAACTAGAGATGATTGGCAGACTCGCGCCAGAGGCACTAATAAAGATGAATATGACACCTATGTCTATTGTCTTGATGACGGCAAAGGTAACGATGTCACCACTGGACAGCCATTAAAGACATTTGATGAATGGCTGAACTCATAATGTGGATACTGTTAATCATAATTGGAGGGTCTCAAATAGACAGCAGTTGTAAGCTATCTGTTTGCTTTGATGATTATGAGGCTTGTTTTAAGCATGAACAAAGGATAATGAACGAAAGAAAATCAAATCAAATAACCGCAAAATGTATGAAACTAGGGGTTAGGGAATGAATGAGACTGAGCGTGTCCAAAATCAAACTACAGAAGAATGGCTTCATGAATACAGCGACATCAAACCCTTTAATCAAATGACCATTCTACCAGATGGCTCTGGGCAAATTACTGGACTCATTGCGGAAAAGGAGTTTGCTCTTTTGCTGATGGAAGAAGGTATTACTTTTAAGTGGTGTGGGTCAGATAAAGGTCCATATGACTTTGTAATGAAACTAAACGGTGAAGCAATAAAGCTGGACGTAAAGTGTAAGAAACGCAATGTTAAGCCCTGTACTTACTACCATGCTCATGTAAATTCTTACCAAAAAGATTACGACTGTAGAATATATGTTTTTTCTTCAATGACTGATGGTGTGGTTACGTTTATGGGCTGGTGTGGGAAAAAAGAGTTTTGGGATAAGGCAAACATCGTAAAAAAGGGAGAGAAGGACAGTGGAGGATTTGCTGAAAAAATGGAGTCTGGGAAGATCGAATACAGTCAGCTCAGGCAAATGACAAGCCTTATTGAAATGGCAAAGCATATGCCCGCCTAGTATTCCAAAATCAGGATTGGTACACTCCCTCCAGCTTGAGGCTAATCGCTATCACTGGGGGTGAGTGTGTTAAAGATCAAATATTTGAATACGGATTACCTAAACCCGTATAAAAACAATTCGCGCACTCATTCAGAGGTGCAGATTAAGCAAATCTCAGCATCTATCCAAGAGTTTGGCTTTACTTTACAAAACACATCCTCAACATCGGGCGCAAGAATAACAGCATCATTTGAATATGTTGGTGATACATGAAAAATGGAAATCAAGGTGAAGGCGGCGGAAAACCGCTAGTAGTATTTGACCAAGAACAAACAAAGTTGGTCGAAAAGCTCGCCGCAGTTTTAACAAAATCTCAACTATCTGATTACATGGGTATATCAGAAAACACTTTTCGCGCTATAGAGCTACGTCAATTAGAAGTATCTGAGGGGTATAAAAGAGGAAAAGCAAAAGCAATCGCCGCAGTAGCGGGGAATCTAGTGAATCAGGCAACTGAAGGGAATGTCTCTGCAAGTATGTTTTTTCTAAAGACTCAAGCGGGATGGCGGGAACAAGAGCCAGAAGTGGCTTCGTTTAACGATGACAACGTAATTCAGATTATCCGTGCTGTTAAGTCTGACTGAACCTCAAGAGGATTTTGTATTCTCCGAGGCTAAATATCCAGCGATGATTGGGGGGTTAGGTTCTGGAAAGACAAAAGCGGGAACGGCAAGGCTTGTTCTTCTTATGGTTCAAGATAGAGGAACCAATGCTGCTTATTATATGCCGACCTATGACCTTTTAAGGCTGCGGGCTATAACTGGTTTAGAAGAAGAGCTTGAAAACTTAGGACTGCCTTACCTTACTAATCGCTCTGACTACACAATCAAAGTCGCTAATTACGGCACTATTATTCTACGTTCATACGACAACCCGCAGAGAATTGTTGCCTATGAGGTTGCCCATTCTATTGTTGACGAGCTTGATACCCTTCCGAAAGATAAAGCCTCACTTGTATGGAGAAAAATAACAGAAAGGAATCGTCAGAAATGCCTTCACCCTCAAGGGAATACAATTGGCTGTGTAACCACGCCAGATCAAGGGTTCAACGGCTTTATTTATAGTCGGTGGTATAAAAACAAAACGCCTTTTCATGAGGTAATTAAAGCCCCTTCAATCTCTAACCCATTCATTCCAGACGGTTATATTGAGCAAATCAAAGAGAATTATGATTCTGTTTTAGCCAAGTTATATTTAGATGGAGAAATTGTAAGCCTAACGGCTAATAAGGTTTATCATTTTTTTGACAGAGGAAACCACCATAGCGATAGAGTCCTCTACGATGATGATAATCATATTATGGTCGGAGTTGATTTCAATATAGGCGGATGTTGTGCCATTGTTAGTGTAGTTGAGGAGAGAGCGCCAATAACCGTTGACGAATTTATTAGCCATGACACTAGAGATTTTTGTATTAGGCTTTCCAAATATCAAAAAGAGGGCAGAAGGATAACCGTATACCCTGATGCTAGTGGGCAATCGCAGAGGACTAACGCATCAAGGTCAGATATTGATATAATACGCGACTCAGGTTATTTTGTTGACTGCCCGAGGGCGAATCCCCCCATCAGAGATAGGGTTAATTCCGTGAATGGCCTTTTATCTCATTACAAATGGCTTATCAACACTGCTAACTGTCCTAATCTCACCGAAGCTCTTGAGGCGCAAGGGTATGATGGGAGGGGAGTACCTGAAAAATATAACGAACATCCCGCAATAGATGACTGGGTCGATGCGGCGGGGTACTTTATCAATCGAAAATGGTCACTGAGTAGACCAATTTTTGAAACCGATATAGGCATGGCAATATGATCGATTTCCAGCACCCCAATTACATAAATAGTCTTCAAAAATGGCAGCTCGTTGACGATATTTGTGAAGCCAAAAATTTAAAACAATACATCGTAAAAATTAACAGCCATGACGGCTCAGACTCAGCGCAGCAGCGCAGAGATCAATTTTTCAAGAGAAGTGTCTTTTATGCAATTGCTGGATATACCGCGCAAGGGTTTTTAGGAAAGGCTTTTAGTGAGCCGCCTAAATGCACAGTCCCTGATAGCTTGGATTATGTTAGGTATGACATCGACGGGGCTGGCGTGTCTATCTATCAACAAGCTCAAGAAGTCTTTAAAGACGTTGTAAGAATTGGAAGAGCGGGACTGTTAATAGACTTCCCCACTGTTGAGGGAGATGTTTCAAGGCAGGATATGGTTGATAACCAGACTGTTGCAACCGTCACTAGGTTTAGCGCGGACCAGATTGTTAATTGGCAAGTCAGAAAAATAGGCTCAAAAGTTAAGCCCGTCCTAATCGTATTAAAATCAACCGAGAACGAGCCGCACTATGATGGTTTTGGTTTTGATGTAATTGATATTTATATTGAACTGCGGTTAGACGAAGATGGATATTATCAAAGAGAGTGGCGCAAGCATGATCTTACCGGAGAACATTATATTCATAGTGAGTCAACTCCTGTAGACAGCAAAGGGCAAAGACTAACCATGATTCCCTTTATTTTTGTTGGTTCGGAGGCTAATACATCCAGAGTGGATTTTGCTCCTATGTATGATCTGTCAAAGATCAATGTTGGTCATTTTAACAACTCGGCAATCTACGAAGATTCTGTCTTTGTTGTGGGGCAAGTGCAGCCGTGGATGTCTGGCTTGTCGGGGGACACTTTGGATGACCTGAGAAAGAATGGTCAATTCATAGGCTCTGGGACATTGATGGGTGTTCCGTCTGGTGAAAAATTCGACTTCGCCCAAGCTAAACCTAACAGTCTCGCAAAAGAAGCAATGACGGATAAGGTTCAAATGATGATAGGTCTTGGAGCTATGTTCCTATCTCCAAACGGGGCAGCAAAAACAGCTACTCAAGTTGATGGTGAGCTAATGGCGCAGCACAGCATATTGAGTCTTATCTCCTCCAATGTTTCAGAGGCTTACAACCAAGCTCTAGGCTACGTTAAATTATTCATGGGCGGCGATGACGAAGAGGCCACTTTATTAATCAACAGACAATTCGTTAAGCCTAACGCATCAGCTCAAGACATTACAGCTATGGTGGCTTCATTCTTACAAGGTGCGCTTCCTATTAGTGATCTATTGAACTGGCAGAAACTTCACGGGCTGGTCGATAGAGATAAAACGCTAGAGGATTATTCTGAAGAAATAGGCATTCAAGATTCAATGGCTGATCTTGACGAAGAAATCTAATGCCTGAAAGCCCAGAAGAACTCACTGAAATAGCTACTCGCCATCAGGTTTATCTTGAAGGTCTAAAGACACACGAAGTAAAAAAGAATCAAAAGTTCCTAAAAGATATTGACCGAATTGTATCAGCCAAACTTGCGGGGAAGGATATAACTTCCTATTCAAGGAAGCGTCTGGATAAATTACTAAAGTCTGTAAGAGCTGATTTGAGAATAGTGTCAGCGAACTACTCAGATATGGTCGCTGGGGAGTCAGTAGATATAGCCAAGTATGAAAGAGACTTTGAAATCAAGTCTTTGGGCAAAGTGGTCGCTTTTGATTTTGTGGTTCCTCCGTCCTCACAGCTACGTACAGCAGTTTTTGACAACCCCCTAACTACCAATGGGGCGAACAACGGAAAGACGCTAAAGCCCTTTCTAAGAGATATGAGCAGCAGTTCTATGGAGCAAGTGGCTCTAGTTATACAATCTGGTTACTATCAGGGAGAAACAACAGACCAAATCATACGCAACATCAAAGGAACGAGAGCTGCTAAGTATACCGATGGCACTATGCACCGGATTAATAGAGCTATGGCTGTCGCTACCAGAACAGCAGTTCAACACGCATCTGTCCAAGCAAGAGAACAGGTCTGGAATGATAATAGCGATATTGTCAAAAAGGAGAAATGGGTCAGCACTTTAGACGGCAGAACCTCGGCAATATGCAGATCATTAGATGGCAGAGAGTTCCCTATAGACAGAGGTTTAAGACCTCCCGCACATCTTAATTGCCGAAGTACGATGGTCGCAGTATTAGATAGTCGGTTTGATGCTCTGGATAGGGGGGCTACCAGAAAAGCAAGGTCAACAAATGCTCAAGGGGAAAGCGTAGTCAAAAGCGTTCCCGCCAACGAAACTTATTACTCATGGTTGAAGCGACAGCCATCAGGCTTTCAGGCGTCAGTTATTGGGGAGAATCGGGCAAGGCTTCTTAGGAATGGGGGTATTTCGGCGGAGAGGTTTTCAGAGCTTCAACTCAGTAAAGATTTCAAGGAACTAACCCTAGCTGATATGCACAGGTTAGAACCTAAAATCTTTCAGAAAGCAGATGTAACCAAGTTTATTGATTAAGCTGTTTAAGTAAGTACAGTGTTCTCATCAATGTGTGCGCCATCTCGCTGCAACCACCAAATTGCATCCTTTTTGGTTTCAAATCCGCAGCAGTCGCTAGTGTCATAAGTTAAGCACTCGCCAATTATCACTGGCTCACCTACGCGCCACTGACACCAGTTATCCTCTCCGGTGTTTTCAATCATGACTGTAACTGTTGGCTTAACCTCTGTGGAGTCGGTTACTGTTACGAGATATTGCTGGTATCCAGCTTTTTTGCTTTTTGTTTGGAATCTCATATTTTTCTCCTTTTAAGTAAGTAGGGTCATTATAAAGCTATTACTTTATAGATGTAAAGGGGTTTTTATGGAAAAAAGACGATATTTATGAAAAAAAGACGATATTTATGAAAAAAAG